CGACTGGCTGGTCGGCCAGCTCTCCGACGCGATCAACAACCGCGACGTCGTCTTCATCAACGGGAACAGCCGACAGGCTGGCCTGATCACCGGAGCCTGACGCATGGCCGCAGTGACCTACACCGCGAAGCGCAGCCTCATCGCGGGCCACACCGCGGGCGCGCAGTACAGCCTCGACCTGCGGCTCGTCGAGGGCGGTCTCGGTGTCGGCCGCAAGGTCGGCGCGGAGACGCAGCGGTCGCTTTCAGACAAGACCGAGACGCTTTACTTCTACGGCAAGACCACTTGGTCGGCCATCGCGCTTGTGCTCAACGCCACCGAGCGCGCGGCGCTGGCCGAGTTCCTGCACTCGGTCGAGGCGGGCGAGTCGTTCACGTTCTCCCCCTACGGCACGGTCGCCGCGATGGGCACGACGCACACCGCGCGGCGCGTGTCTGCCAACTACAACTTCGAGCGCTTGGACGGTACGGGCGCCACGCCGAACGATGACGCCATGCGCGTCTCCTTCGACCTCGAGGAAGTCTGATGCGCACCGACCCGGCCGCCTTTAACGAGCTGAACAGCGCCTCCGTCAAGGAGCCGCGCTTCGTCGTTCGCATCAACTTCTCGACGCCCATCCTCATCACGAGCCACACCGGCATCACGGGCCTCTCGGGTGCCGTCATCGACGGCGCGCTCATCGAGCCGAGCATCGTCTCGCAGCGCCTCAATCCCATCGAGGGGCGCTCGGAAATCGGCTCGGCTTCGTTCCAAGTGGCCGACCTCGCGGGCACGCTCACCGACGAGATCCGCTCGCGGCTCGGCGCCGCGGCTGGCCTGCGCGACAAGCAGGTCGAGTTCTTCCTCGGCTACGCCGGGCTCGCCTTCGCCGACTTCGTCCGGGTGGGCACCCAGCGGGTGACCGAGGCGACCTTCGACAAGGGCCGCTATCAGATCTCCTGCGCGGACATCCAGCGGTCGGCGAAGAAGGACATCTTCGAGCTCGCCGAGACCACCCTCGCGCAGTCCCTCTCGGCGACCGACACCACGGTGACGGTGAGCTCGACGGCCGGCTTCACGACCGTCTACCACGGGCCGACCTACACCGACGCCGCGAACGCGACCGTCGGCTATATCAAGATCCGGGACGAGGTCATCCGCTACACCGGCAAGACCGCGACCACCTTCACCGGCTGCGTCCGTGGCGTCCTCGGCACCATCGCGGCCGCCTACGACGTGGACGCGGCCACTCCGGCGGCGCGCCGCGAGAAGGTCACCGAGCACGTCTACCTCGAGCTGCCGGCGGTTAAGATCGCCTACGCCATCCTCACGGGGCAGCTCTACGGCGACGCCGCGACGCTCCCGGCGTCCTGGCACCTCGGCATCGACACCTCGCTCATCCGCACCTCAGACTTCACCGGCATCGGTGGGGATCTCTGGGACGGCGCCAACGCGGGCGTGGTGATCCGGTTCGAGGGGCTCAAGAAGACCGACGGCAAGAAGTTCCTCGAGGAGGAGATCTGCCGGCTGCTGGGCGTCTTCATGCCCGTCTACGCCGACGGCGCCTGGGGCCTGCGCCGCGCCGCGCGCGTGCTCTCGGATGCGGCCACGGTCGCCACCCTCGACGAGTCGAACAGCGTCCAGGTGGGCGAGCTCGTCCATGACATGGGCGACCTGCACAACGTGTTCCGGGTGTTCTGGAACTGGAACGGCTCGGACTACACGCGCACGACGGCGCTCATCGACGCGAGCTCGGCCGCGACGCACGGCAAGGCCGACCCGCTCGACCTCAAGTTCAAGGGCCTCTACGGCGGTAAGGCGACCGACTCCCTGCTGTACCAGCTCGTCGACGCCCTGCGCGACCGCTACGCCGCGCCGCCCGAGCGGCTCTCCGTGACGGTGCTGCACTCGCTCAACCGGCTTGAGGTCGGCGACGTGGTGCGGGTCCGCTATGCCTCCGTCCGCGACTACGCCGGGGCGGGCGCGTCCATCGACCGCGCCTTCGAGATCCAGAACCTCTCGGTCAATCACAAGACCGGCGCGGTGCAGCTCGAGCTCTTCGGCTCGACGTCCCCGGCCTCGGCGCTCTCCCCGACCACCGCCACGACGGCGCTCCCGAACGCGTTCTACACGGCCGCAGGGGCGGCGCTCTCGTCGGTTGCGACCATCACCGGGGGCGTGATGGCGACCGGCTCCTACACGCTCACAGGCGGCTCTAGCCTCACCGCGTCCGGGTCCATCTGGTACCACGATGGCGACCTGACCATTCCTCAAGGTTGCACGTTGAACATCAGTGGCAACGTGCAGCTGCGCATCCGCGGCTACCTGACCGTCAACGGCACCATCAACGGCGTCGGCGGCGGTCTGGCGGGCGTGGCGGACAACACCAGTCCGACCGTGCAGCTGCTCGGCAACCCGGGCTGGGTGGGGAACAGCCGCGGCCTCGACGGCATCGACGCCGCGCAGGACTACGCCAACGGCAACGCCCGGCTGCAGACCGTCCCGGTGCCCGTGACGCAGGGCAAGCACGCCGCGTTCCCCTATCTTGAGGTCACGGTCTCGGGCAACACTTTGACCGGCCTGCCGACCGACCTGCGCGGCACCGGCGGCGGGCCGGGCGGCAAGATCACCTCGGGCGGCAAGGCTGACCTGCGTGCGCAGGGCGGGGCGGGGGCGGCGGGTGGCGCGGGGCTCGCGGTCATTTCGCGCGGCTTCTCGACCGGCGCATCGGCGACGATCAACCTGTCCGGCAACAGCCCGACCGCTCCGTCGCTGCACGGACCGCTGCCGAACATGTACTACCCGGGCGCGGGCGGCGCTGGCGGCCCGGGCTCGTTCCTGCTGCTGCTCGACGGCTCGGCCGTCTCTGCGCCGGATCTCACGAACCGCTTCATCGCCAACACCGGCACCATCCCGCAGCCGGCGCAGGTGTCGGGCAAGCTCACCTTCCTCGACAACGAGCCGTATCACCGCTACTCGGACAACGAGGACCCGTGGGCCGGCTACCCCGACCCGGCGGTCATCTCCGGCCGCTCGCTGGCCGGCTCCGCCCAGCGCATCCAGTTCATCCCGGCTCCGGAGACGGCAACGGCCGACCCGGTGGCTGCCCCGCCTGCGCCCTCGGGTCTGACGGCGGTCGCCCAGGACGGCTTCGTGCTCGTCTCCTGGACGCTTCCCACCGACCCCGCGAGCTATGACGCGGTCGAGATCTTCGCCTCGACCACCAACGACCGGACCACGGCGGTCAAGGTGTTTGACGGCCGGTCCTCGGACTTCAAGCACGTCCTCGCCGATCAGGTCGCCCGGTTCTACTGGGCGCGCTCGCGGCTCGAGCGGGCGGTCTCCGCCTGGCATCCGGCCACGACCACGAGCTCGGCCACCGCCGCGGCGCGTCCGCCGACCGTTACCGGGTACCTCACCAACGAGGCTGTCGCGGTTGCGGCGGACTCGGCCGGCACGGTCGCATCCTTCGCTGGCGCGTCGGGCTCCTTCAAGGTGCTCGCGGGCGCGGTCGACGTCACGACCTCGGCGACGTTCTCGCTCTTTGCATCGAGCAACCTCACCGCGACGATCAACGCCACGACCGGCGCCTACTCGGCGACCGCGATGTCGGCGGACGTCGGCACGGCGACCTTCCGCGCAAGCTTCGGCGGCGTGACCGTCGACAAGGTTTTCAGCGTCACCAAGGCGCGCGCGGGCGTCAACGGGACGAACGGGACGAACGGGACCAATGGCTCGAACGGCTCGAACGGCAGCAACGGGACGAACGCCGTCTCGATCTCGCTCTCGCGCGACGCGGTGCAGCTTTTCGCCTTCGCCGAGGGGACGGTCCCGTCGTTCGCGGACGCGGTCGGCACGGTCACGGTGCGCGACGGCGCGACCGACGTCACGGCCTCGGCCACGCTCTCGGCGCTCGCGGGCTCGGGCGTCACCGGCACGGTCAACACGGCGACCAACACGCCGGTCAACGGCCAGCCCAAGGGCTACTACCGCGTCACCGCGATGACCGGCGACACCGGCACGCTGACGCTCTCGGCCGTCTACGGCGGCGTGACCTATCAGGCGACCTTTACGCTCGCGAAGAACAAGACCGGCTACGAGATCGTCGGCGCGCTCCCGAGCACGAACCTCTTCGAGGGTCGGATGGTGTACCTCACCACCGACGATAAGCTCTACCGCTACACCGGCGCGGCGTGGACCACGGCGGTCCCGGCGGCGGACATTTCCGGGCAGCTCGCGGACGCGCAGATCGCGGCCGTCGGCGCGGGCAAGGTGACGGGCCAGCTGACCAACGCGCAGATCGCCGACCTCGCGGCGGCCAAGGTGACGGGCCAGCTCGTCGCCTCGCAGATCAATGTCGGCGTGGGTGGCGGGAACCTCGCGCCGAACGCCGGCTTTCGCAACCATTCCAGCGGAGTTCCTTCCGGCTGGGCGATTTACAACAACGGCGCTATCTCCGTTACGCCTAGCGTGAACGCGGGCGGGCTTTTCGGTACCAACTTCTACCGCATCACTGCAAACGCGCCGGTGACTAGCACGCTTGGCATTTACACGGCAGCCGCGACGAGCGGCGGCGTCAACTCGTGGACGCGGGGCGTCTCCTACGTCGTCAGCTTTTGGGCTCGCGCGAACGGCGCCGGCGCCGTCGGCCGGACGATGAGCGGCCTCTACTCGAACATGGGATTCACGTCCGCAACGCAGCTCGCCGCCCCGCAGCTCGCCGATGGGGTCTGGCAGCGTT